GACAGCGCATCTATCAGGAGGCTATGGACGAAGTATCCAAGATAGAAGAAGATGTCCTCCTGAAGTATCAGGAACCACCTGAATTCATTACAGGATAAGCATGACAGTTAATCCGTATTTTCGCAGGAACAAGAAGGGCGAGCAGACTCTTCTAGAATCTCTCACGACCGAGGCGATCAAAATCCACGGGCATGAGATGATTTACATTCCGCGAGAAAAAGTCACGGAAGACCTTATTTTTGGAGAAGAGGTGTCCGAGTTCAAGGACGCTAATCGGATTGAAATGTATCTTGAAAATGCGGAAGGATACGAAGGCGATCAAGAGATGAGTCGCTTTGGATTGGATGTAAAGGAAGCAGCCACATTCATCGTGTCACGGAAGCGGTTTATGGATGTGATGGGGCACAATGCAGAAATTAGGCGGCTTGGTCGCCCCCGCGAAGGGGACATTGTGTTCTTTGATTACCCATACGGAATGTTTGAAATCAAGTTCGTGGAACACGATAATCCTTTCTATCCTGCTGGAGACAGATACTCCTTCAAACTGTCCTGCGAAGCCTTCAAGTATTCCAACGAGAAGATTGACACAGGCGAGACAGAAATGGATGCGGTTATGGAAATCACATCCTCCTATCTGATTGGCTTGACTCTTGGATCGGGTGGAACCGGATCTTTTGCGGTCGGAGAAGAGGTTTACACAGGCACACTATCAAACAAGACCGCTTTTGGTCGTGTCAACAAATACACGGTTCCCATCGCTGGAAACAAGTATCTGTATGTCAACCGACAAGAAGGAAAATTCCAAGCAGGTGGCTATGCGGTGGGAGCAGTTAGTGGAGCAATCCACCCAATTTCAGGAGTTTACACCACCGATATACGGGTCAACCACCAAGATCAGCAGGACAACGACCAGTTGGAGTTGGAGAAGATTCAAGATGACATCTTTGATTTTACAGAGCGAGATCCGTTCTCGGAAGGTAACTACTGATGTTTACCAACTTCTACAACGGCTCCATACGGCGAATGGTGGTGGCATTTGGTTCACTGTTCAACCAAATCTATATTGACAAGCAGGAAAGCAGTGGAACCAAGACCCTGCTTGTTCCCATAGCATATGCTCCAAAAGAAAAATACAAGGTGCGGTTGTCGGGTGATCCTTACCTGAACAACCCCAACCAAATTACCTTGCCGCGCATGGCGTTTGAGATCACGGGATATGTTTACGATCCCTCCCGCAAGCGCAACAGCACCATGCGTAATATAGTCAGACCCACTGGTGCCCCCAGTGGAGTGGACTACACCTTTGCTGAAGTCCCTTACAACATCGACTTTGGACTGTATGTGTATGTCCGAAACATGGAAGACGGGCTGCGGATAGTGGAGCAGATTCTGCCGTTCTTTGCGCCAGAGTTCGTGGTTACCATGAATTTTGATGACATAAACCGAAAGGTTGATGTTCCCCTATACCTGAACTCTGTTTCTTCCGAAGAGGATTATGAGGGCGACTTTCAGACACGACGATCCATTATATTCACCCTGAACTTCACGATGAAGACCTATCTGTTCGGCAACAAGAAGAACTACAAGGAAATCCGTGTGGTTCAAGCGAATATGTGGAACGGGAATGTGTTTGACGAGGATTTTGTTGCCGGTGGAATCACCTTCCTGCCAGGAAACACCACGGACACACCCAACTATGCCACAGACATTATTGGAATATCTGGTCCATCAGGAGCCAATTCCAACATGAACAATTACACACCGTATGTCAAGATTTACCAAAATGATTTTGATGCAGGTGGAGTCACATATCAGGGTGGAATGGATACTGGTGGCGTGACCGTGGATTGGAACATCTAAGGAGTAGAGCATGAGTGAGTTCGATCATATTGAAAAGGCTCTGGGAGCAGAGCCTGAAGCAAAACCGTTGACCAACACTGGCATCCCACAGAATGCTGTGGTTGTTTCCGTTCCTCCTCGCCCACTCACCGATGAGGAGTTGGCAAATGACCTGAAAACCGACTATCAGATCGTGCGGGACAATCTGAAAGAACTGGTGAACATGGGCAAGAACGCACTGGACGGTGTGATTCAGGTGGCACAAGAAGGGGATCAGCCCCGAGCCTATGAAGTGGTGGCGCAGATGATTAAGACGCTTTCAGAAACCAATCGTGAACTCATGGATCTACACAATCGGGTAAAGACCGTTCGCAAGGTTGACCAAAGCGTTACAAACAATACCACAACCAATCAGTCCATCTATGTGGGTTCCACGAAGGAACTACAGGACATCATCAACTCCACCCGATCCACGATGAAGGCGTTCGACAACCGCCCCGATGTTCGGCAGACTATACAGGATGATAAGACCGTTGAGTAACAAGAGCAACAAATATCTTGGAAACGCAAACCTCAAGGCAGCAGGGGTTCAGGTTAACTTTTCCCCCGAGCAAATTGAGGAATATGTGAAATGCTCCCAAGACCCCTTGTATTTCATCAAGAATTATGTAAAGATCGTGTCCCTTGACAAGGGCTTGGTGCCGTTTGAGCCGTATGAGTATCAGGAGCGAATGATCCGCACCATTCACGAAAACCGTTTTGTGATCGGCAAACTGCCCCGACAGACAGGTAAGTCCACCACGATCATTGCGTATATGTTGCACTATGTGCTGTTCAATCAGAGCATGAGTGTAGCCATTCTTGCAAACAAACTGTCAACGGCACGCGAACTGCTTGGTCGCCTGAAACTCGCATACGAATACCTGCCCATGTGGTTGCAGCAGGGCGTAGTGGAGTGGAACAAGGGATCAATCGTTTTGGAGAACGGCTCCAAGATCCTTGCGTCAGCCACATCATCCTCCGCTGTGCGTGGTGGATCGTTCAACTACATCTTCCTTGACGAGTTTGCGTATGTGCCGCAGAATGTCGCAGAAGAGTTCTTCTCGTCCGTATATCCCACCATTACCAGCGGTCAAAGCACGAAGGTCACGATCATCTCCACGCCCAAGGGCTTGAATATGTTCTATCGCTTTTGGATCAATGCCAACAAGCGACCAGGTGAAGACGGCAAGAACGAATATGTTCCCATCGAAGTCCACTGGAGCGATGTGCCTGGACGCGATGATGCTTGGAAAAAGCAGACCATAGCCAACACCAGCGAAGAGCAGTTCCGAACTGAATTTGAGTGTGAATTCCTTGGCTCCATGCACACCCTTGTGCATTCTGAAAAATTGAAGTGTTTGGTGTATAAGACACCCGAGTTCAGAAATGGGGAGGGACTGAAGGTGTATGCTCGTCCTGTTCCGGGCAACAAATACATCACGGTGGTGGACACTGCGCGTGGGCAGGGTTTGGACTACCATGCGTATTCGGTGATTGATGTGAGCAGCATACCGTATCGGCAGGTTGTCACATTCCGAAACAACCAGTTGGCTCCCATGTTGTATCCCAATGCCATCTACCCCATACTTCGCCAATACAATAACTCCTATTGTTTGATTGAAGTGAATGATATTGGTGGACAGGTGGCAGACATACTTCACGACGATTTGGAATACGACAATGTTGTGTATGTGTCCATGCAGGGACGCAAGGGGCAGGTGGTGAACGGCGGCTTTGGTGGCAAAGGCGGCTCCCTGAAGGGAGTCAAGACCTCCACTGCGGTGAAGCGCATCGGCTGCTCTATTTTGAAAAATCTGATCGAAGACAGCAAACTGATAGTAGAAGACTTTGACACGGTGGATGAGTTCTGCTCATTTGTTGCCAAAGGCGATTCGTTCGAGGCAGAAGAAAACCACAACGATGACTTGGTAATGACCCTTGTGCTGTTCTCATGGCTCACCACACAGTCATACTTCAAACAGATCACGGGCAGCGACATCCGCAAGGACTTGTATGAAGAGCAAATGAAAAATTTGGAAGAGGAAATGACCCCGTTCGGGTTCGTGGAGGACGGTTCCCCTGAGTCTATTTTTCTGGACGGACGGGGGACAGCGTGGCAGATCGGAAAGGATGAAAACCTAGATATGGGGTGGAGTTTCTGACCCTTTCGTGAATGGTTCAAAATAATACATACTCTCAGAAGCGCAGTCATAAAGAATTGACTTCTTCACGAAGGAGAACCCAAAAATGGCATTTAGAGTAAGCCCCGGCGTAAGCATCAAGGAAATTGACCTGACAACCGTTGTCCCTGCCGTTGCCACCACACCCGGTGGTTTTGCAGGATACTTCCACTGGGGTCCGGTTGACGAAATCGTCACCGTTACCCAGCAGACCGAACTTGCCAATATTTTTGGTAAGCCCGACAACAACAACTATCTGGACTTCTTTACCGCAGGAAACTTCCTGTCGTATGGGAACAACTGCCAGGTTGTTCGTGTGGTCGGCGCTGCTGCAAAGAATGCCAGCGTAACCAAAGAAGGTTTGACTGGAGTAGCCACTCTGGTCATCAACAACGAAACACAGTTTGGAGCAAGCGCAGGGCTTTCTACCTCTACGGCTTCAGTTGCGGGTGTTGTGTTTGGATCAAAGTATCCTGGTGCACTCGGAAACAGCCTGAAAGTTGTAGTAACAACCGGTCCTGGAACTCTTGCAGGATCGACTCTTATTGCACAGGCTGATCTGGGTGCTTCTTCCATTCGAGTTAATCTTCTTTCTGGAAGAACTGCTGCTTTCTCGGTTGGTGATGACATCATCTTCGCTGATGGAACAACTGTTACCATCAGTGGAGTTTCTGGAAGAGGAGCCACTAGTGGTGATGTTTTCCTCGTCAGCGGAACAGCAACAGGAATAACTCTAAACATAAATGGTCTGTTGAGCAAGGCTCAGTCTTCTGGAACAGCATTTACACAGAAGAGCGTATACGCAAAATACATCGGTTCTAATTCCTACACCACTCCTTTCGCGGCTGACGCAGGTGGTTCGGGAGATCAGATCAATGTGCTTGTGATGGACAAGGACGGTCTGTGGACGGGAACTGCAAACTCTCTGCTTGAGAAGTTTGAAGGGCTTTCCCGTGCCACTGATGCCAAGAAGTTTGACGGCAGCAGCAACTACTACCGCACGGTTATCAACGATCAGTCCAACTATGTCTGGGCACTAGCCGCCGATCTAGCGACAAATACAGCAAGACCTGCAACATATAACTTCTCGTCTTCTGCCACCGATTCAATTGGAACGGGTCTTGCAAGAGCAACAGCACTTGCCGAGAATGTAAACTCGCTTCACATGGCTGGCGCTGCTTCGGCTGCACCAAACGATTCAGAGCGGTGGGCAAGCGGTTGGAGCAAGTTTGCCGATGCTGATGCAGTGGATGTTTCGCTGCTTCCGCTCGGTGCTGCTTCCGCAACCGTTGAGCAGTTGGTTGTGCAGAATGTCTGCGAGAAGCGTCTGGACTGCATGGCATTCCTTTCGCCTGCACAGACCGATGTTGAGAACAAGTTGCCGTTTGAAGCCTTGAACAACCTCAAGATCTTCCGTGACAGCACCCTCAACCTCAACTCTTCTTACGCAGTCATCGACAGCGGATGGAAGTACCAGTTGGACACCTACAACAATGTGGTCCGTCTGCTTCCGCTTAACGGAGACATCGCAGGACTGGTTGCACGCACCGAGTTCACCAACGAGGCTTGGTTCTCTCCCGCAGGCTACAACCGTGGGCAGATCAAGAATGTGGTGAAGTTGGCGTACAACCCATCGTCCGAGGCTCACCGCGACGAACTGTACACCCGACAGATCAACCCTGTCGTGTCGTTCCCCGGCGAGGGAGTGATCCTGTTCGGTGACAAGACCGCACAGACCCGTCCGAGTGCCTTTGACCGCATCAATGTGCGTCGCCTGTTCATCGTGCTTGAGAAGGCAATTGCCACGGCTTCAAAGTTCTTCCTGTTCGAGCAGAACGATTCGTTCACTCGCGCTCAGTTCAAGAACCTCGTGGTTCCGTTCCTCAAGACCGTTCAGCAGCGCCGTGGCATCACCGACTTCAAGGTGGTGTGCGACGAAACCAACAACACCGGAGAGGTCATTGACCGCAACGAGTTCGTTGCAGACATCTTCGTGAAGCCCACTCGCAGCATCAACTTCATCCAGTTGAACTTTGTTGCTACAAAGACGGGCGTTCAGTTCAGCGAAGTCGGGGCTTGAAGTCTAAATAAGACCAAGGAGTAATCCAAGATGCCAGTAGATCCTACAAACAATATTTCAGGATTTGTAAACGCCTTCGCTGGTGGTGGTGTTCGTACAAACCTGTTCATGGTCACGGGAAACATCCCCGGCTATGCCAACAACCGCGCAATCTCGTTCCTGTGCAAGGCTGCACAGATTCCGGCTTCCTCGCTCGGCACCATTGAGGTTCCGTATCGTGGTCGCCGCATCAAGTTGCCCGGTGACCGCACCTTCCAGGATTGGACAATCACTGTCATGTCGGACGCAAACATGAGCCTGCGTTCGGCTTTCGAGTTCTGGAGTGCCACTTTCAACTCCCATGTCGGAAACATCTCTGCAAATAACTTCATGCAGTTCATGCCCACATGGTCGGTCACGCAGTTGCTCCGTACAGGTGACGCTCTCCGCACATACAACTTCATCGGGTGCTTCCCGAGCGAAATTGGTGCGATTGACCTGTCCTACGAGAATAACGACCAGATTGCTGAATTCCCAGTAACAATCAACTACTCTTGGTGGGAGGCTGCTCCTGGCGCTGCTGTTCCTGCTACGGGTCTTGGAGCAGAGAACATTCAGTCGCTGTTGCAGCAGGCTGGAATCAATATCGGTTCAGGTTTCTGATTTTACCCTTGACAGGATTCTTTATTTATGGCTATCAAACTATTTGGCTTTGAACTTGTTAAACAGAAAGGGGCTTCCGGGGAAGAGACTCCACGGAAGTCCGTTTCTTTTGTGGCTCCCGACTACGATGACGGTGCAGTACCGGTAGAGGTTGGTGGCTATTTTGGCACAGTCGTAGACTTTGACGGAACAATCAAGTCAGATATTGATCTCATCAAGAAGTATCGTGACATGGCACTCCACCCTGAAGTGGAATCTGCCATTGCAGACATTTGCAACGAAGCGATTGTCTACGACGATACTTTCACTACTGTAAAAATTGATACCACAAACCTGAAGCAACCCAAGACCATCAAGGACAAGGTTGAAGCAGAGTTCGAGGAAGTTCTGCAACTTCTGAATTTCTCTCGTCGTGGCTACGAGATTTTCAGAAAGTGGTATGTGGACAGCCGCCTGTATTACCATATCATTATTGATGAAGGCAACAAGAAAAAAGGCATTCAGGAACTGCGACCAATTGACCCCATCAAGATTCGCAAGATCCGAAAGATAAACAAGAAGCCCCTGAAGGATCAAGCCCCCGCCGGTGTGCAGGTTGTGACTAATGTGGAAGAGTTCTATGTCTACAACGAGAGTGAACCCAATTCCACCGCACTGTCGATGGAAGGGCTTAAGATCAGCCCTGATGCCATTTGCTTCGTGAACTCTGGTATGTTTGACGGGTATCACAAGAAGATCATTGGCTATCTGCACAAGGCAATCAAGGCACTGAACCAACTCCGCATGATTGAAGACGCAGTGGTGATCTATCGCATTACCCGCGCTCCCGAGCGGCGTGTGTTTTATGTGGATGTGGGCAACCTGCCCAAGCAGAAGGCT